CAATTGGCAAGGATAGCTCAGGGAACGGCAACAACTGGACACCGAGTGGCATCAGTGTGACGCCGGGCGTGACGTACGACAGCATGCTGGATGTCCCGGTGAACTACAGTGATAGCGGGAACGGCAGGGGAAATTACGCGGTGTTGAATCCGCTTTTTCCTGTCGCGTCTATTGCTACTATTAGTGCTGGAAATTTAAGATACATCAATACTGCTGGAACAGCAGATCAATCTGTTATTGATGGATGGCAAACAATTACAAAACAATACTATGAGTGCACTGTATCGGCTGTAGGTGCATCAAGTGATTTTGTTTACGCTGGAGACAACCAAGCATATTATTGTTCTAACGGGAAAATTTTTATAGATGGATCGCTGGCAACAACTGTTTCGACTTACACAAACAACGATGTGTTGGGTTTTGCTGTCACTGTTGATGGAGCAGTTACTTTTTATAAAAACAATACAGTTGTATATACATCTTCAGGAACAGCGGGAGGACGCCCTTTGTGCAACGGGTTTAACTCAACTACTTTGAATTTTAACTTTGGCCAGCGGCAATTCAATACTGCTAACGGACTTCCTCCTGTTGGATTCCGCGCACTGAACACAAACAACCTGCCTACACCATCCATCGTCAACGGAGCCAACTTCATGGCTGCTACGACGTACACGGGCACGGCTGGCGTGCAGTCAATCTCGAATGCGGTGAATAGTGCGTCGTTCCAGCCGAATCTAGTGTGGATTAAGTCACGGACGCCAGCTGCTACAAGCTACGCGTTGTTCGACTCTGTGCGTGGAACTGCAAAGTACCTGTCGTCCAATACAACTACCGCTGAAACGACCAACGCAAACACGCTGACTGCTTTTATTGATAACGGTTTTAGCCTTGGGACGGACACAACGCTTGTGAATGCAAGTGCAAACTCGTATGTGGCTTGGCAGTGGAAAGAAAGCGTCACCGCTGGATTGGATGTTGTGTCCTATGCTGGCACTGGCGCAAACACGACAATTGCCCACAACCTAGGCGTTGCTCCTGCGATGGTTATCGTCAAGCGGTCACAGACTGGAGCTACAAGCAATTGGCAGGTACGCCATACGTCGATCACTGCTGCCAATAGCATTCAGCTTAACTCTGCTAACCCAGCGGCTGCTGCTGCTACTGTATGGAATAGCACTGCTCCGACATCGAGTGTATTTAGCGTTGGAACATCCACGGATGTAAATGCTTCTGGTATTACTTACATTGCCTATTGCTTTGCCGAAATCGCAGGGTTTAGCAAGTTTGGCACTTACACGGGGAATGGCAGCGTTGACGGGCCGTTTGTGTCCTGTGGGTTTAGGCCAAGGTTTGTGATGTATAAGAGCACATCAGAAACAGCTGGCTGGGTAATTTTAGACACCTCAAGAAACACAAATAATGTTGCTAATAAGTACTTAAGTCCAAATGATTCAGATTTTGAAGGAGAAATTAATTTAATTGATGTTCTTAGCAATGGATTTAAATTTAGAACATTAAGTACAGGCAATAACGCCAGCGGCGTCACCTACATTTTTGCAGCCTTCGCAGAAGTGCCCAGCAAGTACGCTCTAGCTCGCTAACCTTATGCCAAGAAAATCCGTATCCCTAGCAGTTGGTCGCGGCGAAAAGCTGCCTGTGTCTAAAGGCGCAGGTCTGACCGCCAAGGGCCGCGCCAAGTACAATCGTGAGACTGGCAGCAACCTCAAGGCTCCTGCACCTAACCCAAAGACAAAGGCTGACGCTGGACGCAAGAAGTCATTCTGCGCTAGGATGGCTGGTGTCGTAGCCAAGGCTAAAGGCCCGGCGGAACGGGCTAGAGCAAGCATGCGGAGATGGAAGTGCTAATCTTATGAAACGAGGACTCTACTCCAACATCCACGCCAAGCGCGAGCGTATCGCTGCTGGCAGCAAGGAGCGTATGCGGAAGCCCGGATCGAAGGGTGCGCCAACCGCAAAGGCGTTTAGACAATCGGCCAAAACAGCCAAGAAGAAGTAATTATGAAATACATACTTGAGCGAATCAAAGAACCATCCACATGGCGCGGCGTGTTTGCGCTACTTACAGCAGTCGGGATTAAGCTGCACCCAGAGATGCAAGAGGCTATTCTGACCACTGGGCTGGCGCTTATCGGGCTAATTAACGTTATCCGCAAGGAGTCCAATGATACAAAACCTACTGCAAATCCTGCGCCTGTGGTTGGAGATCAAGGCTAAACGGGCATCATGGGAGCTAGAGCGTGACATAGCCAAGTATTGCGATGATGTCGAAACTCAGATCCTTGAGGCTAGGGCCAATGGCCGTGATGCTTTGGCTGACAGGCTGCGCTACCAATTCACACGTTCCAGTAAGATACTTATATCCACCCAGCAAGGAGATACTTGAGCTTCAGGCTGGACAGACGTACACTGCCGAGGTGGCACAGAAATGGCATTCAGACTCCCGATACCAGCAACTTGAGCTGGAGTTGATTGATGCCACTTCTGTCGCCAAACAATCTCAACACAGGTAATGCAATGGAAAGCCCCGGTGAAATGTTAGACGATCTCAAAGAAATTGGCTCTGTTTTGGGCATAAACGTAGCCGCAATTGCATTGTCTTTAAGCGAGATCGAGCAAACAGTTCGCATTCTGGGTGGCATTGCCGCAATCTTTTATACGCTGACCAAGATATACAAGCTGTTACACAAATGATTGACGAACGGTCAGCCAAGCACATCTTAACCTTGCTCCCTGAAGTGCAGGGCGCATTTACGGCTTTTTTGCTCGATGCTAAAGAGTTGGCAGCCAAAGACGGCTTGGATTACAAAGTCATCTGCGGCACCCGATCATGGGATGAACAGGCTGCACTGTACGCCAAGGGGCGCACTGCGCCGGGGCCAAAAGTAACCAATGCCAAACCGGGATCCAGCATGCACAACTTCGGACTCGCCATCGACTGTGGCGTGTTCAAGGGCAAAGTGTACATGGATGGCAGCACACCCGCTGACGCGAAGCTCGCTGACCTTATGCATAAGCACGCCTCCACGCTCTGCGCCAAGCACAAGCTCCGCTGGGGTGGCAACTTCAAGTCTATTTACGATGCGCCTCATTTTGAGTATGATATTCCTTATTCTCTTGCTGATCTGCGTGTTCGCCGGACCAAGGGACAATCTTTAACTGCTTAATCTTATGCCTAAGTCAATGAATGCAATGCTGGCCATCCTTGGTGGCCCTATGGGCGGCAAAAGCCGCTCCTGTCCCGAATGCGATTCCCCAATGGAGTCTGACGGCACTTGTTCCGAGTGCGGTTACGGCGAAGAGGAGGAGCACGAAGGCGAGGAAGAAGGCGAAGATGAAGGTCATATGGAGCGCATGGTTGAACTGCGTGACGATCTCCAGCGGGTTGTAGACAAGCTCAGTAAGCTCATTTCCTAATGGCAGAAGAACTTCAAGCTGAAGGTGATGACATGTTTATTGGCTTTGCCAGTAGGCTTGATCCTGCAAACTTGAAGCCCGGCATGCTACAGGCCAGCTTTAACACTCGCTTGCAGCGCGGCATTGCCCAACCTCGTAAAGGAACCAAGCGTCTTACGGATAATGATCTTATCAACCTGACGATGGTTGGATCGGGCCTGTACGTTGACGACGCGGGGCATGACAACATCGTGCTGGTATTCACCGACAGGATGTACTTATACAAGCCTGCTCAAGGTTCAAATCCTGAAGATTTAAGCCAAGCATTTCTATTTCCTGCCAACAGAACAATTGCCGTAGGTGGTATCTGTGATGTCGTTACAGCACTCAATAAGGTCTACATCTTTCGAGGCAAGTACGACAAGACGACATTCGCAGCCAGTGCGTCAAACCCAAGTATTGCTACTGGAGACGAAGGGACGATCACAATCACCACTGTTGGCAATCACGGGTATTCCAACAACGACGAGGTTACTATCGGGCGCACAGTTGGCAGTGATGGTCCGGGGCAGGCGGTTACTAACAGCTACGTCATTACGGTTACTGGCCCAACCACGTTTACGTTTCAGTACACCAACAACACGGCATCAACTTACATTGCTCAAACTGGCCAATCGGGATGGACAGCTCGACGCGGCAAACCGCCGCTAATATGGGAAGATGGGCAGGCAACACTTTCATTTGCACAGCAGAAGTTCACGATAGACGGAACTACAGTTACAGGAATTACGGAGTCTGTGCCTTGCGCTGACTTTGGGCTGTACTTCCAGAATAGGCTCATTCTCAAGTACGGCGACTATCAGATGTTGGTGAGCGACATCTTAAGTGAGCAGTGCGACACGACGCTCAATAATTTCATCATCAACACTGGTGGAAATGACTCGATTGTAGGGGTGTTGCCTTGGGTGCAGGACCAGTTCTTGGTCTTTATGACTAAGAGCATTTATGTTGTCTACGTCGAGACTGACAACTTCGCTACTGATTCACCGCCGGGGGCGCAGAGCAGCACAACGGTAGTGACAACTGAAATTGGATGTCTAGCTAGACGCTCAATTGTGCCTGCTGGCCAGTTCG